AAGAGCTTTCTAAATTCAGTGGTAGCGAGGGGAAAAGTCCAGATGAGATTATGGCTAGGCTGAATAAGCAACTTAAAGCCTCTAAAGCAAAAGTTGTAACATCAACAACTGGAGACTTCGGAAAACTTAATGCAAGTTTCAAGGCTGTAGAGTTAAGTCTAACGGCTTATAGAAAAGCGATTGATGATATACAACAGTCAAAGTTAAATGCACAATTCCAACAAGGTAAAATAACAGTAGACCAGTTTAATGATTCAATACTTAAGTTAAAAACTTCCTTTACGGATCTATCCATATCGGAGCAAGTGTTTAAAGGTATCGTCGCTGGTGCTAGTCAGGCTGGCCGAGATATTGGGAGTCTGTCTCAAGAGATCGCTGGAGTTACTAAGGGTGCTTTTAATGAGTTAGAAGATAGATTATTACAATTTATAAAAACAGGTAAGTTTGAATTTAAAGATTTCGTTCAAGTAATATTGGATGATTTAACCAGAGTCGCTTTGCGAATGTCTGTTATCAGGGCTTTGACTCAATCTACTGGTTTAGCTGGTGGGGCTGGAGTTACGACTAGTGCTAATGGGAATGTTTTTCAAGGTGGTAATGTTAAGCCTTATGCATCGGGTGGTGTTGTTAGCAGGCCTACGATATTCGCAATGGCCAATGGTGGTACAGGATTAATGGGTGAGGCTGGAGCTGAAGCAATTTTGCCTCTGAAGCGAGGACGAGGCGGCAAGCTTGGTGTTGAAAGTGGCGGTGGTAGTGGAACAGTAGTTAATGTTATAAATAATTCTAAGGGTGATGTTCAAACTCAAGAGACTACTGGTGAGAATGGTGAAAGACAGATTGATGTTATAATTGTTGATAAAGTTAATAGAGCTATAAGAGAAGGTAAACTCGATAGAGCAATGAGTGGAACTTACGGATTGAATAGGAGAGGTAGTTAATGGCAAGTGTATGGCCTTCGCAGCTTCAAGATAAATTAAACCAGGCCGGCTTTAGTCATGCTATTGGAGACACTGTTACAACTACTCAGATGGGAGTAGGTCGCACTAAGAAGAGGCGAAGATTTACAAAAGGAACAGATACATTCGGTTGTACAATTACTATTGATAGAGATTTATATATTCTGTTTTATGATTACTTTGATATAACACTCAATGGTGGTGTCGGATCTTTTCTTTTTAACCATCCCATAACTGGTGTAGAACGTGAGTGGGAATTTGCTTCAGCTCCAAATATTAGTCCTATTGGTGGTAGGCACTTTTCAATTCAAATGAGTTGGGAGCTACTTCCATGAGTAGAGATTTATCTAACAATTTTCTTTCGGAGTTATTCTCTCAGAATTCAGGAGATCCCTTTTTAACCTTGGTTACTCTTTACCATGATTCTTTTTCTCAAGATATTTCATTCGTTAATAATACTGAAGATATTATTTCAAATGGAATTACTTATTTGCAATTTCCAATGAAGATAACTCTTCCTACAGATGATGGTGAAACGGCAAGAGAAGTCGCTATAGAGTTTGACAATGTATCTCAAGAAATAATTGACGAGCTGAGAACAATTACGGATTATATTGGTGTTAAGATTCAAATGGTTTTAGCTTCAGATCCAGATCACGTTGAGATAGAAATTGATGAGCTTAAAATAAGAGACATATTTTATGATAAATTTAAAATTAGTGCTAAACTTTTTTCAGATGATTTTTTAAATACGGAGCTTTCGAGTGAAAGATATACACCAGCAAATTTTCCAGGAATATTCTCATGACTTTATTGGGCTTCCTTATTTGACTTATGATTGTTACGACATTGTTAAGTTGTTTTATATAAGAGTGTTTCAAATATCTTTAACTGAGTATGGTTATGACGATCCTTTAAATAAAGAATGCATGACCTCACTTATTTCTTCTCAGAAGGGTAAATTTAAAGAGGTCACTGTTCCTAAATTTGGTGATATAATTTTGCTAAAGGTTAAAGGACTTCCTTGCCATCTTGGTATATACTTATGGGATGGGAGATTTCTTCATACAACAACTAAGACAGGGTGCATCGTAGATATGATTAGTAATTGGAAAACCAGAATTGAGGGATACTATAATCATGGTTAAGGTTAAATTAAATTCATTCTCTGAAAAATCTCATGACTTTGTTAGTTACGAAGGTGAGCGGCTGAGTGAAACTTTTGATAGGTTTTATAAAGACTATGAGTTTGAAGTTGGCGTGCATGAACAATATTTTAAAATATTTATTAATGGTCAAGAAGTAGAGAAAGAGTTGTGGGCTTATATAAAGCCAAAAGAAAATGCTGAAGTGTTGATAGCTCTATTTCCCAAGAGTGGAGATACTGGAAGGATACTTGGACAGGTTGCTGTTGTCGTAGCAACATTAGCCGTTTCTTCACCTTCCACCGCTGCTTTCGTTGCTATTGCTGGTGGTTTTTTGGTTAATCAATTGTTCCCACCACCAGGAATAGATCTTGGCGGTGCTACAAAAGGTTATCAGCAAGAAGATAGCCAGATGTATAATATAACTGGCCAATCTAATCAGTTAAAAAAGTATGGTTACGTTCCGAAGGTTTATGGAACTCATAGAATATTTCCAAATGTTGCAGCTAATCCATACACAGAGTTTGAGGTTAAGAATGGAGAGTTGACGCAGTTTCTTTTTGCTGTATATGACTTAGGTTATGGGCCGATGGTTGTTAATGATATAAAAATTGGTGATACTCAGATCGAATTATTTGAAGATGTTTATTATCGCTTAGTTGATTTCAATAAACCATCCGCTGATGAAGGCTCGTGGGATACTTCCCTCTCTAATGTTCTTGGTTATTACAAGGGTGACAATAGTTCAGAAAATGTTGGTGCTGTTATAAGTTCTAACCAAAACGATCCTGGAGTGGTTGTTGACGATTATACTGTAATTAGAAATGCAGATGAGAATGTTGACCAATTAAATAATCAAGTAAGTTTAGATTTTTCATTTCCTCAAGGGCTAACAACATACGGAACTAATGGTAAAAGACTGGCTCGAAATGTGGAGTTGGAAGTTCAATTCGCAGAGGTTGGTACAGAAGACTGGCATGATTTCAATGATCTCAACCAAGTATCAAGTTTTAATTCGGCTGGTAATTTTTCAGAAGTTAATACTAATGAAATAAATTTTAATATAAAAAATCAAAGAACAACAGAATTCGGTTATCAGATACCTGGTGTTGTTCAAAATATGTCTGGAGAGTTGTGGAATAGATTTTTAGTTTGGTTTGATGTTTTAAGCTCTAATCAGGTTACATATCCTGAAAACATTCAATATGCTCCTCAATTTCCTGGGTACGGAACATCTACTAATTTTAGTAAGATTGGATTTGTTGACAGATATGGTTACAAGAAAAACACAAAAATATTTTACTCATCAACTACAGTTAATGTGAATGATTATATAACTCATGGTGGTGACATCGTTGGGAAAATAAAGACAAGAGTTATTGAAGAAGGATCTATCTATAAGTACACGCTTTATAGTGGTTTCCCCTATGATATATATTTGTTTACTGACTTTGTTCAGACGGACATTCTTTCAGATTACGATGGGTCTATAAGAACATTCAGAAGTTACTATCTTGACTTTAATCACACTCGAAAGCCTGTTGCAGATCCCCCTCTAATGACAGACAAGTTTAAGATACTAAACGGAAGTGGTATATTTAGAATTTCTGCCAATAAGCAAACAGCCTTGTATGCTTCTGTTAAGTTCACTCCAAATACCACGAATCAAATAAAAATAAGAGTTAAGAGAATAAGATCTTATGGTGGTTACTCTTATAGAATATTAGATGAAATGGTTTGGAATACAATATCAACAAGATTTGATAGAGATCCAATTGTTACTGACTTTAGGCACGTATTCCTTGAAGTTAAGATTAGGGCAACAGATCAAATAAACGGTGTAATTAAAAACCTGTCTGCTGTTTGTAGCTCAGTTTTAGATTACTACGATCCAAATGATTCTTCCTGGAAGAAAAAGGTTAGTGCTAATCCAGCATGGGTTTACACAGACCTTATTACTGGTGATATTAATAAGAGAGCTTTGAGCAAAACAAGACTTGATGTTGACTCTTTAGTTGAGTGGGCTGATTTTTGCGATCAAGTTCCTACTCCACCACCAGGAAGAGACTTTCAAAAGCCAAGATTTGAATCAAACTTTATTAGTGATACAAATATAACTGTTGCCCAACTTATCACTCAGATTACTTCTTCAGCACAAGCTTCAATGAACATGGTTAATGGTAGATATGGTGTGCTAGTTGATAAGCTTAAGACTGTTCCTGTACAGCTATTTACTCCAAGAAACTCATGGGGGTTTAGCTCAACTAGAACTTACGCCGAACCACCAGATGCGATAACCGTAAAGTATGTTGATCCAAGTAAAGAGTGGGGAGTTTACGAAGAGTTTGTATATGATGAAGGTAAGGATGCTTCCAATGCAATAAACTTTGAAGAGCTTGATTCTTTCGCTTGTACTAACTTTGAACAGGCATGGAGATTTGGAAGATACTTTCAAGTCTCTTCTCGATTGAGGCAAGAAGACATTTCATTACAAGTTGATTTTGAGCACTTAGTTTGCACTAGAGGTGACTTTGTAAAAATACAACAAGATGTTATGAAGGTTGGTGGTAGACCTTCAAGAGTTAAGAGTGTTTCAGGTGCTATTATTATTATAGATGATGATTTTATCACTGAGTTTGGTGTTGATTATGGTTACACGTTTCGTGGAGTTAATGGAATATTTTCTGGAACAATGGATATCACAGATGTAGATACAGCAACGCTGACAGGAGACTTACCTAGCGTTGGTGATCTTCTTGTTTGGGGTGAAGTTGATAAAATAACAATTGATTGTCTCGTTAAAACAATTACACCAAATGATGATCTCTCTGCAACACTAACTCTTATAGAAAAAGCCGATGAAGTTTACGATGCTGAGTCAACAAACACTCTTCCTTTTTATGATCCAAAACTTATAACTTCAGTTGATGCAGACACAGAGCCACCAAGTGCTATTGATGATTTTGTTGTCACTGATAATACTTACTCTTGTGGGAATGGATCTTATGATTATTATATACAATTAGATTGGGCCGTTCCTATTGGTTCTGTTTCTGACAAGCATGAAGTCTATGTTGACAGAGGGAGTGGGTATAAGTTAGTTGATTTCGCTGGAACAATTACTTATTCATATATTGTAGATGAAGACTTCCTTGGGATTGAGCATAGCTTTAAAGTTATTGGTGTCGCTGCGAATGGAAGTAAGCTTAATCTTGTTGACGTTCCGACTGTGCAAGCTACTCCGCTGGCCAAAACAGATCCACCTTCAGATGTTCAGGCACTTTATATAAATATTTTAAATGAATCTCTACAAGTTGACTGGGATATGATACCAGAATGCGGAATAGAAAATTATTTAATAAGATATTCTCCTAACGTAAGTTCTTCTTGGGCCAGCTCTGTTCCGCTTCAGGTTGTTGATAGTAATACTTCTTTGGCTACTTTTCAGGCAAGAGTTGGAACTTACTTTATTAAAGCTGTTGACTGGGCTGGGAATGAATCTGCAAACGCAGCAAGGGCTATCACTTCTATTCCAGATTTAGTTAATATAAATATAATTGAAGAGACTAATGATTTTCCAGGTCTTCTTGGCTCTCTTGACCAGGTGCAAGTTTTTGGATCTGAATTAATTTTACAGGAAAAGGCTACTGCTCTTCCTGGTGCCATAGAATATTTTGAAGATGGCTATTATTACTACAAAGATCTCCTTGACCTTGGCGAGATATATACAGTTCGGATACAGTCTCTTATTGAGGCTGAAGGGTTTTCTGTTGATGATTTGATGTCTAGTTGGGTTAGTCTTAGTGATGTTGATTTTCTTTCAGGGGCTTCAGTTTCAGACTGGGATATAGAGACTCAGTATAGAGCTACAAACAATTTCAATGTAATGTCTGAGTGGGTTGATATGGCCAGCATAGATCCAATAGGTGAAGGTGTGCAAGATGATTTTACTGATTGGAGAAAGTTCACAATTGGAGATTTCACTGGTAGAGTTTTTCAATTCAGGCTTAAATTAATATCAAATAATCCAAGTGTGACACCAAGGGTTTTTGATGGGATAATAAAAGCTGACATGCCAGATAGAGTTGAAAGTTATAATGATCTTGTCACAACTTCTGGAGAGTACTCATTGAGCTACGCATTACCTTTTAAGGGGCCTGGCACTTCACCTAACATTCAGGTGACTCAGGACGCAGCACAGCAAGGAGATTATTATCAAATTGACAATAAAACACTGGAAGGATTCACAATAAAATTTTATGATAATACAAATACACTTGTTGATCGACAATTCGATATTTTAGTTAAGGGATATGGACGAAAACAAAATGCAGTTATATAATATTAATAATAAGGGGCTATAATGAGTCAGGGAATATTCTCAACAATTAATCCGAATACAACTTCAGGAACACAGCTAGCAACAATACTTGATGATTTTAAAAATGCAATTGTTAGTGGTTTTTCTGGGACTTCTCGACCTTCTGATCTCCAGGCAAATGGTTATTGGATTGATACAACTAACTCAGGTTTGGGAATTCTTGATTACAAGCTTTATGATGGAACGAATGATATTACAATTTATACTATCAATAAAAACACTCAATCAATAATACTTCCAGGTGTTTCAGATGAATTTGAGGTTCTTAAGATATCAGATGATACTATCGGGGCTGGGGTTGTTTTAAAAAAGAAAAGAGCTACTGGTGGTGGTCAGGTTTTAACTGGTGATGCCCTTGGTGATATAGACTTTGAAGGTACTGACTCTTCAGACATTAGTTATGTTCAAGCGAGAATAAGAGTTATATCAACAGATGATGTTTCAAGTAGTGAGCAAGGTTCTTATATGGCCATGTCTGTAACTCCTACAGATGGAAGTTCTTTGACAGAAGTTCTTAGGCTTACTGGAGATCGAAGACTTGGTGTTGGTGTTGTTGCACCAGAAAAAACAATAGATGTTTTTGCTAGCAATGATTCAGCTGGCATTCAAACAACTATCGCTGAAGACTCTACTTCAGCACCAGAAATAATAATACAAAAGAAAAGAGTGGCCAGTAGTGGACAAATACTAAGTGGTGATAAGATTGGTAGCCATATTTTTAAATCAGTTGATAATAATGGTGACGTTGTTGAGGTTGCAAGGGTTGATGTCGATGCTACACAAACTCATACAACGGCTAACCAGGGTGCTTCTTTTAAAATCTCAACTAAGAGCGACGACTCAAATTCATTCGTAGAGGCTTTGAAGCTAGAGAATGGTGAAGTTAGTCTTTATGGGAAAAAGTTAACGGACATAATAAATCCAAGTGTTGCTCTTTTATCAGGTACTAATGAACTCCTTTCTGTTGACGGTTCTATTTACGGAGCATTCAAAGCAGAAATATTTATTCATGGAGAAAATGCTTCAATAGCTAGGCAACAAGAATTAATCATAAAAGGTGTCTATGATTTGAAAAATACAACTTGGAAAATTAGCTATGAAAGTGATAGCATGGGTGGAAGCGATAGTGCGATAAGTATAACACCAAACGATGCTGAAACATTGACGGTTGATTATACAAATGAAATTCCAACTTTTGTAAGTGGTAAAATATATACTAAAATAACGAGGTACTTATTATGATTAACAAGAAACTTGCAGTAATTCTTATTGCTCTAATCTCAACACTGGCTATTGCAGCTGGGTTTAAAAGTTACTCCTGGGATGAACTTCGCTTTGGCGGTAGTGCGGCTGGAGTTAGAAGTATTGTCTTTGACCAGAATCCAGATGGTAATTCTGCTACAATTTCAGTAGATCCAGCAGATGAAGAAATAAATATAAATAATAAAGTTGTTCTTGATAACGGACTTGATGTTAGTGGTAGGCTTGAAGTTATTTCTACAACAGAAGCTTCTAAGCCTTGTCCTGAAATGACTACAGCACAAAAAGATGCAATACCTACTCCTGGAGCTGGTGATTGTGTTTATGATACAGATCTTAAAGCTCTTAACACTTATGATGCAACAACTTCTCGATGGGTTAGTGCTGGATCTGGTGGCGGTGGTTCTTCAGGAATAAACTTTGTAACAGATGCAAGTTTTGAAAATGAAATTCTTTTGCCAGATTTCTTGGCTGGTGGTACGGCTACTTATCCAGAATACACTGAAGATGATGATTTATTTGGAGAGTTTAATAAAAAGTATTTTAGCGTTTCTTACACTGGTCTATCTAGTGCAAATCTTTATGTAAGAGATACTTTTGCAAGAACAGGTCTTGATAATAAGAGCGGTCTATTTCACATAAGAGTTAAGGCTACAGGGTCAGATCTCAAGCTTTGCTTTAGCATTGATGATTCAGATTTCAGTGAGCCATGTCTTGATAATTTAGAATACGATATAATCTCAGATGGAACATTCCATTATTATCCTGTTCCTATGGTCTTTGGTGCTGCGAGTACTGAGTATAGTATCTATAACGCTTCGGCTTCTGGAAATTATACTATCGCTCTTGAAGAGGTTTATATTGGAACACTTCCGACTGGCTATGTTCAAGCAATAAATGACTCTGATA